AAAGCGCAACGACAATACGGATGTATAGGTGAAACAGTTGGTAGATAATTCGCTGCTTTACGTCCTATATTATTACCATTAGCAATAACATCTTTCAACTTGAAGACAATCGGCTCGCTGTTTTCATCATCAGGGTCTGTAAGATAAAGTTCACGACAATGCCTACAAGCACCCTTTAGCACATCAAAATACACTTCAGCGTCCGCTCCGTGGTCTCTATATATAGAACGCGCTCTGCCATAATTATAGGCATTTTGCAACACATAGTAAGCTATACGCAACCAATCCCTCTCCCAATCTTCTGTAGCATGCCCCAAGTCGCTTGCTAACTGAGCGGCTGACTTTCTATACTTAACAGCTTCAACGGCTTTATTCTTGATTATGTTTCGTATGCGATTTTGTTCCTTGAGATTAGCACGTACAATGATATTTCTCGTGCCCTGAATAATTCTACTACCCAATCCAGTAATATCGTTATATGATTGCGTTTTAACTTGGTCTAACACAAACAACTCTTCTTCAGTAAGCGGAACAAATTGACCTGACTTAATGAATTTCTGAAATTGCTTATAATCCATCTGCTTAGCTCTTTCATCAGCAAGTGCTTCTGAGAGTAAACCGAATAAATAAGCGTGTTGAACTATACCTTGACTATTGGTAAATTTTGTAAGGTCTATACCAGCAGCAGATAGAATTGCCCTATCATTTGGTGAAAGATAGTTCAACCCTAACTGCTCTGCTATGAAAGTAAGCTGATGACGTTGCAGAATAGCCACTATGTCATTAACTTGCGACGGATTAAGAATCATAACTATTTTTATTTAATAACCAGCCGTATCTACATTGGAATACAACACCATTTTAATATCTTCTGATGGATGTACAGTTGCTAATTTACCAAGGTCTTTGCCATTATCAAAATCTTTGAGTCCAGCAAAGAATGGTCTCAAATTACGATTATTCTTGTTGTTAAGAATGAGGTGTAAACCTCCTGATGGAGTTTCGTATTCAGCAACAACCTTAATGCCGTAACTGCTCAAACGCTTTTTAGTTTCATCCCAAACATTGACCTGCTTTCCTCCAACATTTACTTTAGCATCACGTGTAATATCAATATCAAGCAAAACACGCAATCTTTCGTTTTTCCAAGCTGGTCCAGTTTTAGGCATTCCATATAGAATGGCTTCAGCATTCTTGTATCTTGGGTCATTGGGGTCAGAAAATCTCGCCTTGAACTTACTCATATAAGCATTAGTCTGACTTTGACTACGGCTATTGATAGAAATATAAGCACGTGCATTATTGTAAGAACAAGCCTTAATAATTTGCGGCTTCAACGCTTCAAGCTCCTGAGCTGAGTGTATAAGATAGTAATCAAGATATTCAGCACCTGAATGGTATGAACCCTTTAACTTTCCTTGCGCTTTCCACTGGTCAGCTTCAGGCTTATCTTTATTGTCCTTCCATCGCTTAATTACCTGAACAAAGTAAACATCGTCAGGACTGTTAAACTCCATATAATTAGCGGTCATATCGAAATTATCAACAATCTTTCTGTCTTGATAGCATATGTTATCAGCTTTCAGCTCAGATTCTGTAATTGTATCTCCGCCAATAGTATGTCCAGCATCTTGGTCATTATAGAATAAACGCCATTGACCATTTGGTGTGCGTCTGAGCATCATTTTATCCTTATCGGTGAAACTCTTATCAATAGTCGTAAATGCTTTTTCGAGCAATTTGGTTCCATGTAATCCATTGATGCCCTTACCTTGAACCACTTTCTTATTTTTAACAACATGCCAGTCGAACTTACCTGGAGCGTATTCAGTCCAAATGTAAGTCTTGCCGTTACTGAAGAATAAGTCTCCTACGTTATGAGCTTTTTCAAGTTCAATTGAAGCCCCCTCAAGCTCATCAAACAAAGATTTTTCAAAATCATCCTCATCCAGAATTGCTTTCTGGATGTTTTCTGGCTCGTCAAACGCAAATGATTTTGCTATACGCTCTTGAACCATTCTTCTTCTTTCTTCGATTGGATTGTACATAATTATCTTAATTCAATTGTTTCTCCGTTTTTAATATTGTTAGCAGTTGTTTTAGCAATATATTTCAATACATCGCCTACTGCATGAGCCAAGTTGTCATTCCACTTCCGTATAAATTCATTTTCATAGCTCGTCACTACTTTATACGGACTTGGAATAAAGCGAGAATCTTTATCGTGATTATGCTTAGCCATTGTTCAGAATTTTACACCCAAATCTACGGTATATCCACACTTGTCGTCCAAACGTATGCCGCTAACACCCAAAAGATATTTCTGTCGGAAATCTAATCCAACTTGAATCTTATTAGTTTTGAAATCTAAAGACGAACCGAACATACCATAAAATTGAAGTGTCTGCACCTTGTTAATCGTTTTTACACGCTCTATGGTAGTCCTTATAGGTCTAATTTCATAACTGGCATTAGCAAGCATATTTTGGGTCACGTCTATATTAACTTTGAAAACACCAATAGAATCATTACTGAAATCTAAATCGTATTTTCTGACACGATAATAATCAGCAAGAATCTTTAGCGTATCAACTTCAGCCTGATGCTCAATTATTTTGAAAACAGTATCTGTATCAAAAACCAAATAAGGAACAGGCAGCGGTATGGTGTCGTGAATTGGTGGCAATTGTTCATTTTTCCACTTAACAACCTCTTTCTCTACCTCAACAGTATCTGCATAACCCTTACCAATAAACAACCCTACGATGAATGCTATTACTAAAGCTATTACAGAACCAATTGATATGATTATTTTCTTATTCATACTTTTTCTTGATGTTTAACCGCTTTTCGTATTCACTAACAAGTTTTTCAAGCTGATTTATTCGTTTCATGTTCTCATCGTTCTGTCTTTTGCTTTCTTCTTGGAACTTATTATACTGCTCCATCAACTCTCCGTACTTCTTTTTATCAATCTCTCGCTGACGCTCATAATCTTCACGAATATCATTCAATTCTGAGCGGAAATTAGATACTATTTCATTTGACAGCTTTCGCTCGTTTTGAAGCTCTTCATACAGATTGTCATAACGCTCTTTCCACCAAGTGTCTTTGTTTTGCATTTCTGCATTCAAAACATCATAACGATTTTTCCAAAACTCGTCTGTCTTTATGTCCGCATTTGCCTGCTGTTCTTTTACTTCAGCTCTGTATTTCTTTCTTTCGACAAAGTGCATAACTATGGCATATATTATGCCACCAGTACCAAAAAGATAACCGAAAATTGAAGCGAAACTGTCACTCATCCATTCCATCATGACCTCTCTTTCTTGCCCTTAATTTAGCCAACTTAGTGCTTTGCTGATATTTGATGTAATCGTAATTTGAACGCAGACATCTTACTATTTCGTCAGCAAAAGATTTTACCAACTTATTAAAAGCTAATTGATAATTATCCCAATCCGAATCATTGTTTTTAGTACAAAGATAAAGTATTGCCTTTGTTGAGGCACTAACCTTATTGAAAAATCTGTACCATTCTTTGTCATCGGAATCTACAAACTTAAAATCTCTCCAACGTATTGAAGGTGTTAACAAATCAAGAGCGTTGCTAAGATTGTATGCGAAATCTCTACTGATAAAAGAACATCTTTTATTCAATGTCAATCCGCAACCATCCTTATCATCGCGGAAAAAATCTATCGCAATAGCAATACCATATGTGTTATGTTCCATAAAGTATTGCTTTAATCTGCAAGTAGATTGTTCAACCACCTCTACTTTTCGACTCCTAAGTTCATTCGCAAGAGCATCCCTAAATTGTCGGGATGCTCTATCAAAACACCTTGATGTTAAATAAACTATCTTACACATAACTAACAAGGAATTACAACACTAAATTGTTGATTCTTCTGAGGCAAGGAAATTTTCAAAAGCCTTTACGAAAACATTGCTCTCTGCCTTTTCTTCTTCGTCAGCACCCTCTTCAGTCTCTGATTCAGATTCATCGTTAGAAGCATTGTCTTCATAGTCCTCAAACGGATTCCAATCCTCGTCAGGCTCTTCACCTTCAGTCTCTTCTCCAAAATCTCCACCCATCTGTTCTTGCTGCTTAGCGGCTTGCTCTTGCTGTTTGTTCTGACTATACGCTTGCCAAAATACGGAATTTTCGATAATTTCTCCAACGTCCTTAATTTTCGGCAAATCCCATTTTTCACGAACTTCGTTGAGCGTAGCAAAATTAGACAGCTTTTTGATATCCATATCAAGCTCTTGCTCAATAGTCATACCATTCAATCCCATAAATACAAATTCGTAATCAGGATTGATTTGCTCAACAATATATTTGTTTATCTTTCTTTGAATGAATTTCAGGATGGGGTACAAACCCTTGTCCTTAGAGTGCTGTAAACGTTCAGCTTGAGAACCCTCAAACAAACCGCTGTTTCCAGTGCCTCGGCTAATATCCCATCCAATTTCAGTCGGGTCAATTGAATATATAGCACAAGCTAACTTGATAAGATATTCCATCCAAGATGTGTATTCCATATCTCTGTTATTCTTCTGCAAATCTATCCAATCAACATCAGCTTCAACAACTGGAGTTTTCCAAGATTGCATAACGCCTGAAATCATGGCCTGCCATTGCTGTTTGAACTGCTGAAGAGTTTTCTCGTTCATGCCTCCCTTAACTCGCAACAAACCCTTTGGAGCACTGCCTTGACTGAAAAAACGTCTATTGTATTCATCGCCCCAAAGTAATGCTGTAACAACGTTAATCAAATCTTCAAGCTCAGAACATCCATAACCATTAGCATTAATGTATGTAGATGGATTGCGAACTCCAAAACAAAGTTCCCAAGGATAGAATTCATTAACAATTGCATTTTGGTACACCTGAACATACTGAGGATAATATCCATTGACTTGCTTGTTTAAATTTTGAAGCTCAGCATCGGCGTAAACTCCCGAACCAAGACGATGGAAGAATGTATTTTCATAATCGTCTCGAAACGCACTTTCAGCCATACGGAATGTTGAAGCATCAGTAGCTACGAAATACTCCAGCTTACCTCTACGATTGCGAATACACTCAAACGTCATTTGGTCAAACGTCAGAGAATCTTCAACAATTTTACGAATAAACGTATCAAAATCATCATAAGTCCAAGATGCTTGATTGCCACAATTCATTATGAAATCTGTAATGGCGTTGGCAATCTTCTTGTCCTTTTCATCCATCTTCTGCTCAACACCCATCTTTGCCTTTTTACGAATAACAAAGCCTGTGTTGTATCTATCTGCCTGAGGCTCTGCGAAATCTGCTATCTGATTCTTTCTCGTTTTGATAATAGAATTGATGATGGGGGTTTTTGCCATACGACGCAAAGTGGTGTAGGTCAAAGAAAACATCTTGTCCTTGTACCCCAAATTAGAACTGAACTGCAATGGGTCTATGAAATACGACTTAGCTTCAGCAATCGGCTTGCTTTGAATCTTAGTCATTGTCTGAGCTGCTGCAATCATGTCACTCGGATTGTCTGACTTAGCTGCTTTTTCAATGAGTCGGAATCGCTTAGCAATCAATTTCTGCTCAGCCATATCAACTGCTTTTAATTGGTCTGCATAACTTGGCATGTCTTTACAATCTTTATTTTTAACTATTTTTACATTCTTTATAACTGTTATGTAATTTGTGTAAAAAATAAAAAGAGCAGAGACATCAAATCTCTGCTCTCCGCTAATCATTGGGACTGGGGTGGCAGCCTCAACAATATCTTAATCAAACGTTACCTCTTCCTCAACGTCCTCACCATTCGCTGTAATCTTCTTCTCAATAGGTGTCTTACCAGTGAGTTCAGCCTTATAGGTAACAGATTCTCCAGCAAACAGATAACCCTCCCAGCTGAGTCCGTTCTGCTTCTCTCCGTTGATTGAAAGAACAGCATTCTCAGGAACTGTAATTGTCACTTTGCTAACCTCAGGCAGTTCAAGCTCTTCACTGCCAGTAGCATCTTCATGAATCAATTTAGTGATGGTTAGCAATTCCTTTTTATTAGAAATTGCGGCAAACTTCAAAACTTCCTGAATGTTCAGAACATCACCATTGCGGAACGGAAATGCATCTGAACTTACATTTTCAGGCCTTTCTACCTGCATGACGGTGAAACGCTTAGCATTTCCGTCATCGTTGGTCTTCAGGATTGCGTTTACAGCTGCGCCTGAGACAGTGAGTACAAAAATAATACTTTTCATTGTTGCTAAAATTTTAGTTATGAAACATTTTGAAAATACTTATAACTGCCTTCAATTTTTATCAAAAGAGAATACAAGATTTTCAACTTTCTTAGCATCCTGAATATCGAATATGATGTACTTACACTTCAAATTTTCATGAAGAACTACGACAAGGCATTCATCGCCTACTTCATACATATCTGTATTATTGTCAAAGCTAACAACAATGGCCTCATCGTTCTTCAATCTGTTATAAAACGCATCGAACGCATCTTTTTGTATTGCATCCGTAATATCGTTGGATGATAAATATCTCAAACGCTTGGAACAAGTGTCCAGCTCGACACTAACCAAATCATAATCAAAGTCGAGCTGTTCTTGTAACTCAATCAGCTTCTTGTTAATCATTTTACAATTATACTTTTTGTTTTCGGTTCAAATTTAGAGCGTTGCTTGCCAGTTTTGATTGTCATCTTCCAGTATTTCTGAAATTCGCACAACCACATTTCAATCTGATGAAGAGTTATGTTACATTCATCGCTAAAGTAGTATTGCCTTTTTTCCTTATCCCATTCAAGATAATACATCGGCTCTCCCTTACTCTTAGCAATTTTAGCAAGCTCTTTTTCGGCGGCATCACGTAACCAATAAATAGCTTGTTTTTGGTCTTTCAGATTGTCGATTGAAGGATAAATCAAACGAATACCAATTGAAGCTCCTGGCCCAACGTTGGTATAATCATTTTGGTCAAACTTCATAAACTTTCTGTCGGTGTACCTTGGAATGTAAGTGAAATCCTGATAGAACTCATGAGCAATAAAATCTGCTACGGCAGGCATCTTAGTTAGATAGCTAATAATGTCTTCAGGACTTTTGGCAGAAATCACAGTTTTTATAATTTCTGGAATCTTAGCGTGTAGTGTGGGCACAACTACACGTGTATAGCAATAATCTCGTGGTTGTCCTGGGGTGGCTTGAGAGTTAATTAAGTAAGCGGTGGTGTAAGGATTCAAACCAGTGCTACGGATGCCTGCAATAAATCTACTGAATTCATCCTCGTCATATTCATCATAGTCAGGTATTCCGTTTTTCCATTTAGTAGCAGAAATCAATTCATCGGGACTTTGAACCTGCTTTAAACCGCTCTTTGTAGGTGCTCCGAATAAATCAACTTGTATAGCCTTATTTTTAGGATTGAATGTAAATGTTTCTGGATTGTTGAAGAAACGAAACACCATCATCTTCCAAATAAGATTCTTCAAGCTTAGACTATCGTCAAGAAGAATGTTTTTAATTTGCCACTGAGAGTTTCTGTCAAGCTCCCTATAAACATTGGTGAACTTATAATCTCTCAGAATCTCGTTTTCAGTCCAAGGTCTTTCT